CACGACCATCACCGCATCAGGTGGGGTTTTTACGGCAGTCGCCGGAGCCGGCGGAATCACCCAGCTAACCGGAGACGGGACGGCTGGACCCGGAAGCGGATCGCAAGCCTTGACGATTGGGCGAACGAGCAGCAGCGTCTTCGGTCTGAGCAAGGTCGATAACACAACCCAGACAGCCTCGGCTGGCGTGACCAGCACTGCATCGACGACGATCAACGGCACGACATGCACGCCGGGCAGCTCTTGCACGCCGCAAGGCGCTGTAACACCGCTGACGACGGGTACGTCGGTCTCGCTTTCGGCCCCGCGCGGCTATTTTGTCTGCACCGGCACCTGCACGATCACGCTTCCTGTCCCGGCGGCCGGCGATGAATTTTGCGTGCGCAACGATAACAATGTGGCAACCGTCATTACCTTCAACAATCCAGGTTCGAGCGTGCAGTTCGAGAAGACCACTTATGCCTCTTACGGTACGGCGACATCTGGCACGGCGGTTTCGAGTGGGGCGGTCGGCGACAAACTCTGTCTCGTCGGACGCGACACGACGCACTATCTCGTTGGTTCATATCTCGGCACCTGGACTATGAACTGATGCGAGTCTTCGCCGCTATCTGCGCTAGCCTGATCCTCTGGGGAGCGGCGGCCCTCGCGCAGATGCAATCGAATATCCTTTGGGACGAGCCGGCATCGCATCACCTTCAGGGGCCGGGCGATATCACGCCGTTTACAGCTTGGTATGGCATACGAGCCTACAGCGCCGCTGTAGCGGCAACCGGAACACAGAAGGCGGCTGATCTTCTCCGCAACGACGGCGCGACCTGCACCGTTCTCATCGGAGAGGATGGCAATCTCGACATATCGGTTGGAACACCGTGCAACAGCAACACGCAAACCGTCACGGCATGGAATGCCGCCGCCGCCTCCAAAACATGTACGGGGTCAATTTCGGGGACGACTCTTACACGCTCGGGAGCGTGTTCATTCCTTACCGGCGACGGGATAAGTGGAACAGGCGTAACCGCCGGCACATTCCTGACCGACACCAATTGCGTTGGTTCAACTTGCGCTATCTGGCCGTCGCAAAGTGTATCGTCAACGACGCTGACTGGATCGCCTTTTGGTATTCGCGTGACCAATTATTATGATCAGGTGAGCGGGGCAGTTTGTAGCGGAAGCTGCGACGCTGGAACCCTCGTAGGGACAAACGACAGTATCCTATTCCTGGCAAACGCTACCAATTCCCCATGTTCTAACACCGCCCTTAGTTGCATATTTGGCACTCATACTCCGGGGCTCAAAACCGCGGGAACTTATACACCCGGCGGTGGAGGCATGTCATTTTCGACTGTGGGCCGCTCTTTGGGTTCCGCCTTTGCTCCCATAACCGCTAACAGCGGACAATTGCATATAGAATGGGCGAGCACTCCAACGGCCAATTTAGGTGGGGCAACAGGTAGCTTTAACGTGTCAATCTCGGCTGGCATCCATGTAGCGAATGGTTCCGCTGTGGCAGGAGCGAACGCCGCAACACTTAATATCGACGGTACAGAAACCGCGGGGACAACGGGCGGGGCTGGAACGACAGCCGCAAATCCGTCCTTTGCCGGCAGAGGGACAAGTTCCTTTGGAGAAACGGCCGAGGGCGGCTTTGCCGACAACGCGGCATGGTCAACAACTATCCGCAATACCCTTTGTCACAATCAGCGGATATATTGGGGCATCGGCGGCACATGCTAATGCGATATCTGCGCTTCACCGCCGCTTGCTTGATCGGCCTCGCTATCGGCTACGTCTATATGATGATTCCCGATCAGCCTCAAACCCGGCTGCATCCGCCCTGCGTTGGGGCCATGTGGACTTGTCAGGTTGCTGTTGGCTCTTCGACAGGAGGAGGCTAAATGAACACGCTCGCATCGATCCTGGCCGGAGCCGGGGGCAACCCATATCAGGGTGCCGGTGGCGGGATCGCGCCCCTGCTCCAGCAGGCTCTCCTGGCGCGGCAGCTCGGCAATCCGCAGATGGGCCAGAGCGCGGCAATGCCTAATCCGCAAATGCCTCCTGCACCCCCGCCGCCTGGGCTTCTGAACAATCCGCAATACACGGGCCAGGTGCCTCCGTTGCCGGGGATGGGAACCAACCCGCAGATCGGCAGCCTCGCGGACCTCGCGCTGCCTGGCATCGCGACAGGGGCATACTGATGATATTCATCGGCGCCAACACGACGCCCGCTGTTCTGCCGGTCACGCTGGCTAACGGCACGACCGCCGATGCCGATCAGGTCATGGCCGATTTCAATGCGCTGAAGAACTACGCCAACGCCAATACCAACGCCATCCATGCAACAACCGGCACTCCTTCCGTTCAGGTTCTCACCTATATCGCCACGCCGCTGGCGTTGATCGCAGGCAGCGCCTTCCTGTTCACGGTTGGCATTGGGTTGGGCAACACGGGGCCGACCACGCTCAACGTCAACGGGACGGGCGCGAAGGATCTATCCCTAAACGGCGTTGCGCTTCAAGGAGGCGAGCTTACGCCGGGGATGGCCGTATTCGTTGTTTATGACGGCATACGCTACCAGATTATCGGCGCGTCGGGATCGACTTCCTCGCCTACCTCTAACAACATTCTGATCAATCCCGGCATGGTGATAGACCAGGAGCATGAAGGCGCGAATGTCCCGGTTCCCACGGCAACGGCTACTTATATAATTGACGGCTGGGTTGCGACGCTTTCCTCTGCCGCCACGGTTCGTGGACAACAATCAACAAATGCGCCGCTTGGATTCAGCAACAGTTTGTTTATAGGAACCACGGCAGGGGCGGCTGTTGGAGCCGGTGATTTTCTGGCGGTGTCGCAGCCGATCGAGGCCAACAACATTACGGATTGGGCTATAGGAACTTCGGCGGCGCGCCATCTTGTGTTGAGCTTTTACGTTATTTCGTCAATCGGATCCTATACCATGTGCGGCTCATTGCAGAACGCCGCCGGCAATCGGTCATATCCATTTGATATTGCGATTACGAGCGCAGGGGTATGGGAACAGAAATTTGTTCCAATTCCATTGGATACCGCGGGCGGGTGGATTACGACAGGGGCAGCTACCGGAGCATTGCTGAATTTTGCTCTCGCCGTAGGGTCTACGTTTCAAAGCCCGGCCAATGCGTGGGTGACGGGAAACTTTTTTGGGACGCCCTCATGCACGAATACGCTCCTGTCGACGAATGGGGCGACGTTTGCTATCGCTGGCGTCAGCCTGACTATTGGCAGCGCTCCGTCCCTGTTCATCCAGCGATCCTTTGCGGAGGATCTCGCTCTCTGTCAGCGGTATTACGAGAAAAGCTACAACTATGGGGTGGCCCTTCAAACCGCCGTGGGGGCGGGCGCCTGTAACGTGACATTTACGGGCGATACGGGGGGTTCTCCTGTCGGTGGAACGACATTCTGGAAAGTGAACAAGCGGACGACGCCAACGATCTCGATATACGATGGGGCTGGCACGGCTGGCGTGGTGTCGTATTACTTCGGTGGCTGGACCAATGGAGGAGCCATCACGGGATCGGCATTGGCATCGGAGATCGGGATGTACCTGCAGGCCGACATCATGTCTGCGCCCAAGATAAATTTTGAGTTCGTAGCGGATGCGAGGCTCTGATGACGGCGGCATATCGACTTCTTCCGTCTCCAATGAAGGGCGTGATACGAACGGTTGACGGGGCATTGATCCCCGAAAATACGTCCAACCGCGATTGGGTCGCATATCAGAAATGGCTCGCCGTTCCTAATACGCCGGACCCAGCGGTTACGCCGGCCAAGCCGATCAGAATTACCGCCGGAGATTTTTTCAATCGGTTTACGGCTGATGAGAGGCTGGCGGTGCAGGCTGCATGCAATGCCAGCGCGGCATTGGGGGTCGGGCTTACCAATGGGCTCGCATTTGGTTATGTTACCCTCACGGATGCGGTTGTGGGAACCTGGATGGATGGGTTGGTTTCGGCCAATGCGATTTCCGGCCAACGCAAGACGGAAATCCTGACGCCGTGATTGCGGTCCCTACCCAGCAACGGGGCGTCAGGCGGCTATCTTTGCCGCAGAGCGTTCCTGCGCCTAATCTGGGGTGGAATACGCGCGACCCGTTTGAGGCGATGGAGTCGCAGGACGCGATCACGCTGGACAACTGGACCGCCGATTACGGGGGCGTCCGCATCCGGAAGGGGTCGATCAATTTCGCGACCATTGGGGATGGCTCGGCTCCGGTGGAGACGCTGGCGGTTCTGGAATCGACGGCCACAGTCAACCGCATGGTCGCCGCATGTGGCGGAACGATCTATGACATTACGATGGGCAGCACCACGGGCACGGTGCTCGGGAGCGGCTTCATCTCGAACCGCTGGCAAAATGCCGTATTCCAGAATCGTCTCTTTCTCGTAGACGGCTTCGATCCGATGCAGGTCTACGATGGGGCGACGCTCAGTCCGGCCGCCTTTACCGGCGTTTCGACAAGCGCGCTCTATGGTGTGACGGTCATCCATAACCGCCTGTTTTTCTGGACCGGGAGCGATGCGGGCTTCTGGTATGGCGTTGTCAACGGGATTGCGGGGCCGCTCAATTTTTTCGACCTCTCGACGGTTGCTGCGAACGGCGGGAGCCTCATCGCGGTTGATGTCCTGAGCTACGACGGAGGAACGGGGATCGATACCTACACCTGTTTCTTCATGTCATCGGGCGAACTCCTGATGTATACGGGGACCGATCCGACGAACCCCAACAACTGGGCGCTGGTCGGCCGTTACGTGCTCCCTCCGCCGATTTCCCCTCGGGCGATCACGCGCTATGGCGGCGATGTTTACATAGCGACCCACAACGATCATCTGCAGCTGTCCAAGATCCTCATCGCCCTGAAGCTCGGCGAAACGCCTCCGCGCAGCAAGATAAGTGGGGCCGTCACGAACGCCTTTGTGGCGGGGGGAAACCTTTTTGGCTGGCAGGCGATCTACTATCCATCGGCCACCCGCCTTATTTTCAACATCCCGAACCCTGACGGGACATTCGATCAGCACGTCTACAACACGTCGCTGCAGTCGTGGTCGCGCTTCAAGGGCCTCAATGCCCTCTGCTGGGCGATCCTCGACGACAACATCTATTTCGGGAAGTCGGCGGGCGAGGTCATCCAGGCTGCCGTTGGGTTTACGGACAGCGATGCGGCGGGCACGCGCCCGATCGTGGCGGCGAGCCAGCAAGCATGGCAGAACTTCGGGACGCCGTTGAAGAAGCGGCTCACGGCGGCCCGGGTCATCGTGGAAACGAACAACAACGGGGCCAGCTACTCGTTCGATGTGGGGATCGATTACGGGTCTGTCTCGTTCGTGACGCCGATCACGACCGCGCCCCTGGGACCGCTATGGGGTTCGGTGACGTGGGGCGCGTTCACCTGGGGGGCGGCGCAGCCGATTGTCGATACCGATTGGCATATCGAGGGCGGGGAGGGGGCGTCGTTTTCCTGGGGCATCGTTGCCAATTCGCAGGCGTCGACCCTGTGGGTACGCACCGATCTGCTGCTTGAGCCGGGGGTGGGGTTGTGATCCGCCCTCTCTACGGACACGACCCGGCGGTTTCCCGATGGGTGGGCGATCAGGTTGGTATCGAGGATTTCGGGCCGTGTGCGGCAATCGGGTTCATGCGAGACGACGCATTGATCGCCGGGATCGTCTACAACAACTGGCATCATCCCTCCGATCCGGGGTTGATCGAAGCGACGATGGCGAGCACTACCCCAAGGTGGTGCAATCGTGATACACTAGGTGTGATATTCGGTTATCCGTTCAACCAATTAGGGTGCCGGCGCTTAACAGCTACTACCGAGGCCAAGAACCAGCCCTGTCGGGCGTTCCTCTGTCATCTCGGCTTTCGTGAAGAAGGCGTGATTCGCCAAGGGTTCCCCACCGACGATGCCGTGGTCTACGGCATGCTTCGGGAGGAATGGCGGCAGTTGGGAGCGAAGATGGGCATACCGGGATGCGTGGGCTAGAGCCGAGGCGCACATCATACGCGGGCGCGGCGGTCGAGCTGTTCCCCGAACGTAGGCGGTTCAAGAAGGGTGGCACGAGCGCGCCCCCATCGGCCAATCCTAGTGCCGTCGCGGGGGCGCAACTCAACGCCAACATCGGTACCGCGCAGGCGCAGTCGGCGCTCAACAACGTCCGCACGACCTCACCGCTTGGAACGTCGTTCTTTGAGCAGGGGCCGGACGGGCGCTGGAGCCTCAATCAAACGCTCGATCCATCGACGGCGCCTGTCTATGGGGCGCAGACCGGGCTTGCGGCCACCCTAGCTCAACAAGCGCAGGGAGGCGCTCCGTGGGTTGCGTCAGGCGCACAAGGTGGCGGAACGCTCATTGACCAGGCGCTCCGAAACATCGGCCCTGCCGCG